TGAGGGTGATGATGGCCTGTTTGCGACAGCTTTCAAGGTGCCTAAGGCGGTCGTGGATCGCGCGCTCGCGGCCCTAGGCGCTCGTCTGAAGCTGGACGGCGCACCAGATTTCACGAGTTTGAATTTCTGTGGCTCCACTTTATCATCAATTGGTGCTTTCCTGCGTGGTGATGGGAAATTGCGCCCTGATTTCGTTCCCCTGAAGAATCCTGTCGAGATATTGTCCCGAGCTTTCTCAATCTTCAGGCCTCTTGATACGAACAGGGGTGATGCCGCACTCATCACCGCCAAGTGCTTGTCATACTTCCAAAGGTATCATGGATTGCCTGTGGCCGGGCCCATCTTACACGCCTATCTCAATCAGGCGTCTAATCTTGAGGAGGTCTACCAGGCTGGCCATGCTGTGTTGCATGCCCAGTCGGGCATTCCAAGTGATCAGGCAGTGAACGTGGCTCCGCTCCTGGCACGACATTTCATTGATCTTTACAAGCGTAAGCCCATGGCGTACATCACGTTGTACGGAGAGGACCCGGAGTGGCGACACTGGCTGTCAAATCCGTGTCTCATCTCTCCGGAGACGCGATTGAGCTGTGAGGGACTTAGCGGGATCCATTGTGCCGCACAAGTGGAGTGGGAGCGTGAGGTGGTTTCCCAGATTGAAGTGGACGCCCCTGGGCCGTGGACCTGTGAGGGTATGCGGCATTACTGGGAGGAGTTCCCAGGGGTTCGGGCCATGACCGTCAAAGTTTATGAGGACGTCCGCGAGAAAGTTGTTTCCCTTCAGGCTGATGTGAAGGCGCAGCAGATTCGCGATCAGGCGTCAGTCTTGTTGGAGAAGGCGAAGGCAAAGGTCGACGAATGGACGGCCTGGCTTCGCATTCTCCTCTTCGGCGGTGGCGCTGTTCAGGCTTGCATTTTGCTGGGTGTGCCCTTGGGTTTGACCCCCATAGGCATTGGGCTGTTCATTGGTTTGGTCGCCTTGGTGTCAGTCTTAGTCGGGGTTTTCGAGTACAATATGATGAGGCTGTTTGGTTTCACCCGTCGATTCTGTTTCATGATATCTGCGGGGGTGGGACTCTACTGCTTCATAGAACTACTCTGGATCTCGTACATTCTTAAGCTGACATGGTTTGTTCACAAGCAGAAAGAGAGGGCAGTCATAGCTCTGGCGGAATACTGGTCCCCAAGAGCCGCCCTGTCCGTCCCGAGGCTAGGTGTGGAATTTGTCAGATCTCGTGGGAGGAATCTAGCCTCTTTTGTAAGGCGTGCGTTCACCCGTCCTGCGCCTGTGCCTGTGCCAGAGCCCGTCGAATTAAGTGACTTTGCCACAGACGCTGGTGCCGCTTCGTCCGCCCTTTACCAGTCTTTCAGAGCCAAATCCTCAAACCCCATGACTGGGAGGCGCACTGCGCTGAGGTTCCCTAAGTTCAAGAGGAAGTCCACTGAGGTTCCCGCCGCCACCTCCACTTCCCCACCAGTCCCCACCCCAGCCGACCCGATTGATCAGGCAACAGCTGAGGCCCCGAAGGTCGCAAGATCTTCGCCTCTGGAAGCCATCAAGAAGGCATTCCGGAGGAAGCCCT